CCTGTTGAATGATGCTAACTTCCAGACTCTGGATGAAGTTGGTTCTGATTTGGCAGCACGAGTAGTGGGCACTATCGGTGCAGTTTACGGTACTCCCGTAGTTGTATCTGAAGAGTTCCCGTCAGAAACTGCAGGCGCTCCGGCTGCTTTCGCAGTTAATACCCGTAACTACGTTACTCCTCGACTCCGAGGCGTATCAGTTGAGCAAGACTACGAAGTCATGAACCAGCGTCGTGTAATCGTAGCTTCTCAGTCACTCGGCTTTGAAGAAATTTTGGCTGGTGACGGTGCAGGTAACGAGCCTTCTGTTAAGATCGATTTCGCGGCTTAATAGTAGACCTTATAAACTGGGGAGGGTTTCCTCCCCAAGTTTTTATTAATTGACTTATGGCAGACTTAACTACTTTAAATGACTATAAAGCAGCCGAAGGGATTAGTAGCCCAAAGGACGATGCTCGTTTAAACTTTCTTATTCCTTCTGTGAGTGAATTAGTAAAAACTTATTGCGGTAATAGTTTTGTAGACTATTATTCTACAAATAAAGTGGAATCCATTAATGTTGATTGGGATACATATATTATACAATTAACAGAGAGCCCTGTAAATACAATAGTTTCTGTAGAAGAGCGCGATTCTTATGGAAGTTCTTATACTACTCTTACTACAGGTGCTTATGAATATTATTTAGATACTGCTACTGATAGTGTCATTCGTACAACAGATGGCAGTTATAAGAATTGGCGTCGTGGCCCAGGAGCAGTTCGTGTAACTTATACTGCAGGATATTCTGTACTGCCCTCTGACTTAAGATTAGCGGTTTTTGATTTAATTACATACTACTTGAAAGATGAACACAAAGAGCGACGCACAATTGCAGGCGCTAGTATTCAGAATCAAGCAAGCTCAAGTCAGCGTAATAATGTGGCATTTCCTGATCATATTAAGCGCGTACTTGATTTGTATAAGAATTTTTAGTGAGTAAAGCAACTGTATCTAAAAGAATATCGAATCAACTTCTTAAAAAGTTATCTTCGGAATATAATAAAGAAGTTAGAAAAGAAGCACAAAATAAAAGACCGCAGATACTACAGCTTCATGATTTAAACTTCATAAATGAAACGTTAGATCAATTTATTCAACGAGGAAAAGGCAGCAAGCAAATAAAAAATGTTACTATTACAAAGAGTGATGTAACTAAAGCCAGGAATATTGCAAAAGGGTATCAAGCAAATTTTGTTCGTTCTAGAAAATTTAAAGATGTTACTGAAACTTTAGAATTTGCACATATTCAAAAAGTTTTGCCAAACGTTGCAAAAGATATAGTAGCCGGAAAAAGTTTTATTGTCTCGAGTTTTTCTACAACTGGGAAAATTAAAAAACAAATAGTAGATTTTGTTCTTAAGGACAAAAGTAAGTCACTAAGAACACGAGTAAAAGCAAAAATAGATAGAGGACATGGAGCTGCAGGAGGTACTGCAATTTCTTCCTTACAAATAGCTTCGGCAGCTTCTTTGGCATCTTCTAAAGGGATAGACTTAGCTGCAACTCCTGGTCTTGATGATTATTTAGTAAATCAATTCACAGAGTATGGAATTAGTTTAAAAAATATAGAAATTATAAAAGAAGTATTGGTTGAGTATGAGACCTTAGTAACTCCAAAAGGAGATTTAAAAGGACAGTATATTCCAATAATTACTTTTCAAGACTTTTATGCAAATAGAGGAATAGATGCTCGCGAAGAAAAGTTAATATTAGAAATTGTACGAAAATTTTTTACAGAAACCGTATCTGCAGATACTCTTGTAAATATGGAAGGCTCTAAAAGCTTAAAAGATCAAATTGAAGAAGTGATAGCCCTTCCTCTTATAAATGTTGCTTTAAAAAATACAAATGTAAAAACTACTATCAAAAAGCCAAGATTATCGGGCAAGGCGGGAAGAAAAAAAGCCCCCAGTAAAAAGTTAAAAGCAGGAACAGCAGTTATTGCAGCAAAAAGAAAAGCTGCCAAAAAATCTTTCACTAGAAAACCTGCCAAAGATACTCAACGGTCTATGTTTTCAGTTATGGCAATGATTAATAGAAAATTACCCGCAACTGTACAAAAAAATATGAAGTATCCTGCGCTAGAAAATAGAAGCGGAAGATTTGCAAATAGTGTTAGAATTCTGGATGTAGTAGAAACACGAAAAGGTTTTCCAAGTTTTGGATATACTTATGATAAAGAACCCTATCAAGTATTTGAGCAAGGAAGAGGGGCTGCTCCTTGGGCTACCCCAGATAGAGATCCTCGCAGCTTAATTGATAAGTCCATCAGAGAAGTCGCAACAGAACTAGCTTTAGGAAGATTTTTTACTAGGAGATTATAATGGCGGACGAGAGACAGTATACTAGCCGAAGAGCCGCTATTACTAAAGCTTTAGCCGATAAAATTGCAAAAATTGATGGAAGAGGAGTCTACCATACAGCAGTTGCAGAAGTAAGCCCTAGATTAAAGTTCTGGGATGAAGTTGAAGAGTTCCCGGCAGTTCATCTAAACTCAGGGTCGGAGAGTAGAGAATATCAAGGCGGTGGGTATAAAGACCGATTTTTAAATATTACAATCCGATGTTATGTAAATCAAGAAGACGCAGTAGATGCTCTTGATGAGCTCCTCGAAGATGTTGAAACCGTTTTAGAAGAAAATAGTAGATTTGCTTACTATGATAGAATGGGCTTAGAGCAAACTACTCAACAAATCACTATTATTAGTATTGATACTGATGAGGGTGTGTTAGAGCCTTTAGGAGTTGGAGAAATTCTTATTGAGGTTCGATACTAGAAACGGCTGGCACGAACAAACGTTCACGTCCAAGCCTTTTCAAAGTTCATAGGAGATAAACTATGGCTCAACAATTATACTTTAGTAGAGACTCGAAACTCTATATAGAATTTGATAGTCAAGTGTGGGAAATTCCTGTACTGGATGGATTCAGTTTTTCGCAGTCTACTAATACGTCTGATATTACGCTCTCAGAAATGCAGGGCGCAGACGGAATCAGCCGTCGAGGTCGACGACTTTTTACAGACTCTCTTGCTCCCGCAGAGTGGTCTTTTAGCACATACATACGTCCGTTTTACACCGGCAGTGAGCATCACGCAGTAGAGGAAGTCTTGTGGGCAATCATGGCAGGTGCTGATAAGTTCGGAACCGTATCTTCTGCAGGGTCTATTGATACGGCAACTGTATCTGATTCTGCTACGGATCGCACTGCGGGCACTTATATTGTAGACGCCGATGATACTACTTATAGCGGCTCCGCAGGAACAGGTGCAACTTTTCAGTTAACTGTGGGTACTGGGGGCGGAGTTACTGCTGTACAAGTAGTTAGTGGAGGTACTGATTATACTGCTTCAGAAACTTTTACAGTTCCAGGATCTCTAATAGGAGACGGAACTGGAAACGCAACGGTAACGGTTGGTACAGTTGACGCAGGAAGTAGCTATGCTTTTTATAGAAATTCAAATGTAGACGCAAATTCAGATTTTGGCGAATTTGTTTCAATGCCTACGGATACCAATAATACTATTAATTTTGGCCAGTCTAACCGGTCAGTACTTGCTGTTTGTAATTTATACTTTGTAATGGAGACAAGCACTTCTAAGCCAATGGTTTATAAGCTTGAAAATGCTCAAATTAATGAGGCTTCGATTGACTTTGATGTAGACGGTATTGCAACAATTAATTGGTCAGGTTTTGCAAAGAATATTAAAGATAGACAGTCTGCAGGTGATGTAATTGCCAATACTACAGCTTTTGCTTCACAGGCAGGAACAGCAGGCCAAATTCACTTGAAGACCGATAGCGATATGCAATTCTCCCTGTTTACTTCAACAGGTACAGGTACTGGAGTAACTGCAGTTGATTCTGGAGTTGACTCTACCGCTAACTTTATTCGAAATCGTCTTACTCAGTGTATTGTAAGTACTACTGATACTGCTGCATTTGGCTCTGGAGATTATTATCTAACTCTTACGGGAGGAAATGTTACAATTTCTAATAATATTACTTATCTTGTTCCGGAAGAACTTGGTAACGTAAATATTCCAATCGAAGGGGTAACAGGGGGTCGAACAGTAACAGGTAACTTTACTTGCTACTTAACTCTTGATACTGCCGGAGCAGATAAGGGCTCTTCTGTAGATTTGTTTAATGATATGACAGAGTCTGGGGCTGGCTTGGATAAAGTTGTAAATGATTTCCAAGTTACTTTCCAGATTGGTGGAGCTACTGCAAACGTTCCTCGCCTGTATATTAACATGCCGAAAGTACACATTGATGTGCCAGTTCACTCAGTTGAGGATGTTATCTCTGTTGAGACTGGATTCGGAGCTTATACAAATGACTTTGACAAAGCAGATGAATTTGTACTTACTTATTTTGGTGATACAGCTTCTGCAAATCAAGAGAGCTATCCTTAATATAAAAATAATACTACTTACTAAACCCGCTTCGGCGGGTTTTTTCTTTCCAGGTGTTAAAAATAATTCTTGACATTTTTCCTGCCCTTCGATATAATATGTGTTATAAATCAATAAAAACCTTTAAGGACTAACTATGACAGACAAAAAAGAGCCTATCTCTCTCGCGAGTCTTATGACTCCAAGTAAAACAGTAGCAATTGATTTTCCTGGATACGAAGGATTTACAGTCAATTTATGCCATTTAGCTCGAGAAGAGCTTTTGAATCTTCGCAAGCGTTGTTTAAGCACTAAATTTAATAGAAAAACAAGACAGCCTGAAGAAGAGATAGATGATGATAAATTTTTAGTAGAGTATTGTGCAGCAGTAATTAAAGGCTGGAAGGGATTAAAATTTCGATACCTAGAAGAGCTTCTTTTGGTAGATGTTTCTAATCTTGACCCCGATGATGAACTGCCTTATACAAAAGATAATGCAGAACTTCTAATGAAGAATGCAAACAATTTTGATACTTGGGTAACAGAAACA